CATTTACCGGAGTCTACACTGATTATGCTGGTATCTGCATTGGCAGGAAGAGAGCATGTCCTGAATGCATATCACAAGGCCGTGGAAGAGAAGTATCGATTTTTCTCCTTCGGCGATGCCATGTTCATAATCTGAACCGAAATGTGACATTTGTCGCATAACAAAAGAGCCCTTAGTTGGGCTCTTTTTTGTACTCAAAGCGCAGCTCTATGCCGTTTTTGAATGTAACAGATTTGAAGTCCTCGTCCTCAAGAACTGCCTTTTCAAGGATCTGACGAATGAAAGCTTGCAAGACAGAAGGCTCCACAGATTGAGCCAGACGCTTGTAATAAATGTAGTTCCGGCCTTGAAGATTCTTAGAAATGATGAACTCGCTCGATTTCTGAATGAATATGTCGTCATCAGGTGCATTGCCCGGTTCATTCTCGTAGATTGCAATCTGCTGGTCTATCTCGTCAAGCTCTTCCTCCAACTTCTCACGCTCCAATATAAAGTCCTTTTCGGATAAGGCATCATCGGAATACAGATAAAGATTTCTCAGTCTCTCCAGGGCTCTCACAGTTTTTTGGCGGCGACTCTTAAGCTTACTGATGCCGGCAGCTTCCCTTGGAGGCTTCTTTATGTCCGTAGCTTTGCCATAGATAGAGCCCTGCATCTTTCCGGAGAGCAGCAGAGAACGGAGATGTTCAAGATCGTCTCTGTTTATGCAGGATATGTTCTTGAAAGGCTCCCCACACAGTATCCTTGATTGAAGCTGCTCTGATGTCATGTCCGAAGTAAAAGAAGCCTGAGCATTAAGCATATTGAGGACCAGGTTAAAGATGAACTCGCCTACCTTGGTGTCTGATATGGTTGTTTGGTCACATAAGTTTATGCTTTTGCGCCTGCTTGGGCAATGATATATGGAGTGAGGCCAGCCGTCTCTTTTGCCTACCGGGCTGGAGTACATCATTGAACCGCATTTTGCACAGTAAAGTATGCCTCCGAACACATGAATATGCTTGACCCTGTAGTCGTATTGCCCACGCTCCTTCCGCAGACGCTGGTTCGCCTCCATGATGCTGATGATCCGATCCTTTTGTTCCCGGCTGACAATGGCAGGATGATGGTCTCTGACTGTCACCCATTCTGATTCGTCTTTGACTTTCTGCCTGCTGGCATCCTTGTGGACATTGTACAGATAGTCTCCGCAATAAAAGATGTTACGGAGAATAATGTCTATAGCAGTAGGAGTCCATGAGTACCCTAGCCTTGTTTTATGGCCTGCATCGTTTAGCTCACGGGCAAGTCTTACCAGGGAACGTTCTCTTTCATACCAGTCATGCATGAATCTGACGAGATCTGCTTCGGCATCGTTGATAGAGAATGCTCGCTCAATCGGGTCATAGTTGTAACCGAAAGGGATTCTGCCTCCGTTCCATTGACCGTTGTTGGCTCTTGAAATCATGGTGGCTGTCACTCTTTCTGATGTCATGTTCCGCTCCAGCTCCGCAAAGACAAGGATGATCTTAAGCATTGCCTCGCCCATAGCTGTGCTTGTATCGAACTGTTCGTTCTTCGACACGAATGTCACCCCAAGGTCCTTGAGCTCGTTGTACATGGTGGCAAAGTCAAGAAGATTACGGGAGATTCTGTCGATTTTCCACACAAGCAGATGCGTAAATGCCCCAGTTCTAAGCTGGGACATCATACGTTGAAACTCCGGTCTGTCAGTATTCTTGCCGGAATAGCCAGCATCCTCGAATACTTCATAATCTGTAGTATTAAGGATCAGCTCTGAATATGCAATTAAGTCTTTCCGCTGCATAGGCAGCGAATCTTTGTCAATCTGCATCTGGGTTGAGACACGGATGTAGATTGCAACTCTGTTTTTCTGTTTAGAATCCATAAAATTGATTTTTCATGCAGTCGCACCTACAAATACTACCTAAAGCTGATTGCTAAAGGCATTCAAGGTGTTCTTTTCATTGCTTCCTGTATGCTCTCTCTCAAATTTACGTACGTACACGTTACGGGTACAAGGGAGAGAAGTGATGGCAGGGTGATTGTCTTCTGATTTGGCTTCTCTGCATCCAGCACAGCTGTTTTTAGCACAAAGAACTCCCACAGATCAAGGTCGAGAGGATTTTCCTCTGGAGACATAGCCTTGTACAGAGCAAACACATAGCAGTCTGAATTCCTCTGCTTTGGAGCATCGTCTTTGTAGTCCCCGGTTTCGTCCGGAACCCTTGCAGGAGCTATGCTGTATGACACATGATCCGGATGCTTGCTGTCCCAAGATTGGACATATGCAGCACATTTGACCTCGATTCTGCAGCCATCCGGAGAAAGAAGATCGTAAGGCCTCCACATAGTACGGCTTGATTCCCCAGGAACAGAATCGCAACCGACAGCTGTTGAAACAATGTATTCTGCTAAAACGCTGCGCTGTATATTGTTGATAAAATCCCCATAGGCCCATCGCCAGAAATCAAGAACAGTTAAATCTGTTTCTGCTCCGTTCACAATGAAATGTTCATGTCCTTCTTGCATGAAGTAAAGCCCTCCCTTCGGCAAAGTTTATGACGACAGTCTTTTTTCCTGCTCTGACTCATCCAGTGTGGCAAGCATACCGTCCATGTATGCAAGCACCTTGCTCTGTAAGTCAGAAGGAAGTTTATTGAATTTTGCAGCGAAAGCAGAATCCTTTCGGCTGGATAAGTCCACCTGCGTACGCTGCTCGACTCCATAAGCCAGATAGTCGAGACTCACTTTGAAGAAGTCTGCGATCTTGCAGAATTTCTCCACAGACGGGATACCCCGACCTTTTTTCCAGTCCGTAAAAGAACTGTTAGATATGCTGATTTCACGAGTCACAGCCTTTAGGTTTGTGTTGTTGTCGATTGCCAGTTTTTGAACTCTGTTAATGAAGTCCTCCTGGTTCCACATAGATAGCACCTCCGAATAAAATCTGATAAATCCAGCGATTTATCCTTTACAAATTGGAAATATCCTGCTATCGTATAGTAAAGCACAAAATACTAACGAATAGCGTGTTAAAAAATAACATTCAGAACGATTTTACCACGCTGCGCTGGTGCTTGTAAACACTAAGCCGAGAAAGGAGGTACGCATGGCAAGGAAGTTATCGCCCTGGTGCAAAGCCGTTCAGAAAGCACTGATTGATAAAGACATGGACATCAATGATCTGGCCTTGAAGATTGGCAAAAGCAGGCAGTTCACATCCGGTGTAGTCAACGGCAGGATCTATGCCGAACCGACTGTAAAGCTCATCAGCGACTTGCTGAACATCACAGACACGGCTTATTCGTCTGTTGATACCTAAATCATAAATGATGAAAGTGGCGTATGAAATGGGAAAAGAATGTGAGAATGGCAACCAAAATGTATATTTCCAAGCGAGGAAGACGGCTTCTTCCTACAACCCGAAGCTATATAGCAGGGAGGGTGCATCCGAACTGCTCGGTGTTTCAGTTTCGACTTTGGCTGATTACGAGCTCGGAAATACCAAGGTTGTTCCGGTAGACAAAGTAGTTTTAATGGCAGACCTCTACAACTGCCCGGAACTGAAAAACGGATATTGCAAGCATGAATGCCCGATTGGCAAGACAATGCCAATAGCGACAAAGCAGGATTCCATTGAAAGGGTTGCACTCCGGATTCTGAAAGAACTTGATACAGACTCTATAGCAGTGATGCTCAAAACAGTAGTTTCAGTATCAGCAGGAGGAAATGTCGGAAATGAAGACATGGACGAAATAGACCGGATCAGCAAAAAGATGGAGAACATCCAGCAGGCAATAAGTGAGTTTCAGTTGATAGCAGAAAAGCTGAGAGGTGGCAAAGATGACAGCAGACAAGATGATGGAGATTCTTAAGCAAGAATATGGAATCGACAGCAGAGAAGAACTCGACACTGCAATAAAAGAATCCAGGGGAATAGACATTGGACTGTTTGTTGTAAGCGAGAGGAGAACAGGTGATGAAAAATAGTATAGCCTTGCATAGCTTTCAGATATGCACAGTGATAGCCGGAGTTATATATTGCTTGACCTGCATATCGAAAGTAAATGCAATGGCAGAGCAGGAGAGATATGAGAACCCGGAAAAAGAAGTTCCGGCCCAGGTCTATATCTATGAAGAAGTTGTATATCAACAGCCGGTAGCGTACCAGTCCCCAGTGGAAGATGGATTTGTAGCCCATGAAATTCCACTTGAATACCAGGAATCTGGGGGGGATTTTCCGGAAGATTTACAGGAGTTCACATATCTCCAATGCGAACAGAACAATGTTCCTTACAGCCTCATAGTTGCAATGATTGAAGTAGAAAGTGGATACAACAATGATGCAGTCAGCAGCTGTGGAGCAGTCGGATATATGCAGGTGATCGAGAAATGGCACAAAGACAGAATGGCAGCACATGGATATGACAACTTGTCGGATGCCGAAGCCAATATAGCCGTTGGCATCGACTATATGGCAGAGCTCCTATCGAAGTATGACATGGAGCAGGCAGTTGTTGTTTATAACATGGGAAGCCCGGTGGTGAAAAGTTCTTCATATTCCAGAGCGGTTATGAAGAGAAAAGCAGAATTGGAGGTCGAATTCGATTGAAAGAATTTTGGAAGATTGTCGGCAGATGGTGGCTGATATTCACAGTAGCATTCGTGTTACAAGGCAAAGCAATAGAGACAGCTTATGTCGAAAGAGGATACCTGGCATATGGCGGCGAATATTTGATAGTTCCATTGGTTCTGATAATCGCAATCTCAGTAGAGCATTTCATAAGTGATTTCAAGGGAGCAGATCATGACAGACGAAACAATGAAGATTTTGAATGATGCAAGGAGAGATGGAATCGCCATCTCAGACGCAGAAGGAGAAGAAGTATTCAAGCTCTGTGAAAGAAAAATGGAGGTGGCGCAGATTGAGAACAGAGAGGAGTATATGCCGCTTCTGTTCTTTGACGAGCTTCTCAACTATGTGTTCAGAAGAACAATCAATGCCAAGTCCTGGCTGATGATGCATAAGGAGGAAGTGGAAAAATGTGCAGCATCTGTTTAATGAATCCCTGCCATCCAAGATGCCCGAATGCAGAACCGGAGAAACTGATTTGCGAGGTATGCGGATGTGAAATAACAGGAAAGTTTCATGACGGTCGCAGGATTGTCTGCAAAGACTGCCTGGAAGAAATGGGATTTGATGAACTCATGAAAGAACTCAATGTAGACCTTGAAGATGCCGTATGAAAGGAGAAAAGAAATGGCGAATGAAGTAGCAGAGAGAAAAGAACTCGGAATAGTAGGCCAGATCAAGCAGATGCTTGCCGATGATAAGGTCAAGAACCGATTCAATGAAATCCTTGGAGCCAATGCGCAGCAGTACATGGCATCCATTGTAAACACGGTTTCAGCATCGGCAGAGCTGAAAAAGTGTGATGCAGCAAGCATATTGTCAGCTGCATTCGTGGCAGCATCTTTTGATCTGCCGATAGACCAGAACCTGGGATTTGCAGCAATAGTTCCGTACAACAGAAACGTCAAAGATGACAAAGGAAACTGGGTAAAAGTTATGAATGCTCAGTTCCAGATGATGTACAAGGGCTTCATACAGCTGGCGATCCGTTCCGGAGAATATGAAAAGATGAACTGCTCGGAGGTTTATGCGGATGAACTTGTATCGTTCAATCCGATAACAGGAGAATGCGAGTTTGTCACAGATTTCAGTAACTGTACCCAGCGTGATGATGGAGACCCCAAGAACATCGCTGGGTATTATGCGTGGTTCAGACTTCGCTCCGGGTTCTCGAAAGAGCTGTATATGAGTAAGCAGGCTGTTCAGAACCATGCGAAGAAATACAGCCAGGCCTACAGATACGATCTGTCCAAGAATAAGCAGAGCAGTAAATGGAGCACTGACTTTGATGCAATGGCAAAGAAGACAGTCATCAAGCTCCTGCTTTCAAAATGGGGAATCCTGTCAGTCAAGATGCAACAGGCCATCATTGAGGACCAGAAAATTTATGATGCCGAAGGAGATGGAGCATACAGTGACAACCAGCCCGAAGTAATACAGGCTCAGGATCCGTTTGCTGCAATAGAGGATAAAGGAGAACCGGAACCTTTGCCCTCACAGCAGATAGCACAGCAGAAAGAAGCAGTTCCGGTACAGGCGAATAATGGTAACCAAACAGAAGCAGTCGAAGCAGAATTTGCAGATTTCGAGGCACAGTTTGCAGAAGACCAGCTTCCGTTTAAGTAAAGCAAGAGAGGAGAAAAGGACATGGAAGAAATCAGTGTAGTCGTTCAGCAGGAAGTCGGGAGTATCAGCTGGAACTTTGAGGACATAAAGAAGAATCTCGCAAGCCAGCTGGAAATCTTCAAGAAGACGGTTTATACAGATGACACCATTAAGTCAGCGAAGTCTGATGTGGCGAATCTGCGTAAGCTGGCAAAGGAGATCGAGGATCGCCGCAAGGAGGTAAAGGCAAAGTGCCTGGAGCCGTACGACATCATCGAAGCGCAGGCCAAGGAGCTTGTGTCTCTCATTGATGAACCTATCAAAGCCATCAATGCGCAGGTTGATGACTATGAGAACAGAAGAAAAGAGGCAGTGAGAGCAAAGATTGAAGACTATTGGCAGAAGAAATCCGAAAAGCTGCCGGAAGATCTGAGACAGAAAGCCCACGACAAGCTGTACGACAGCAGGTGGGAGAATGCCACCACCACAATGAAAGCGTGGAAAGATGCCATAGATTTAGGAATAGACAGCATTTTGAAGGACTTGGAGACCATTGCCTCATTCAAGAGTGAGTACGAGGAAGACATGATGCAGGTCTACCATGAACAGCTAAATCTACAGCCTGCAATCATGAAGATGAATCAGCTTAATGCACAGAGAGACAGAATTCTTGAACAGGAGCGCAGGAAAAAGGAAGAGGCAGAAAGAAGAGCAGCAGAAGAAGCTGCCAAGCAGGCTGAGAAGAAAGAAGAGCCTGCAGTGCAGGAGCCTCAGATTCAGCCAGAACAGCCAAAGACAGAGAATGTTCCGGTAGTGCAGGAAACACCCAAGCAGGAGCCTGTAGCAAAGCAGGATGATCGTGAGAGAGAAGTCATCACATTGTTCGGAACAAGAGAGCAGATCGAGAAGATTAAGAAGTACATTGTGTACAGCGGTGCTGACTGGCAGGAAGGAGTAGCTCATGAGTGAGGAATTTGTTCTGACAGAAGATAACTATTACGGAGAAGAAGCTGATATGAGATATATGAGTGTCTCACAGTTTAAGGACTTTGCCGGGTCTTATGGAAGACTCGGATGTGAGTTCCAGGCGATGATGAAGCTTAAAGGCGAATGGAGAGAAGAGCCAAGTACGGCAATGCTGGTAGGCAGCTATGTTGATGCTTATTTCGAAGGAAGCTTGCCAAGATTTCAGATGGACCATCCGGAACTGTTCAACAAGGACGGATCATTGAAGTCTTACTACAAAGCAGCAGAGACTGTCATCCAGAGAGTGACAAAGGATGAATACTTCATGAAGTATATGTCCGGAGAAAAGCAGAAGATCATGGTCGGAGAAATAGGTGGAGTACCTTGGAAGATTAAGATGGACAGCTATCTCCCCGGAATAGCGATAGTAGATTTGAAAGTAATGAAGTCAATCACAAAGCTGGAGTGGGTAAAGGACCTTGGATACCTCGATTTTGTAAGGTATTGGGGATATGACATCCAGGGTGCTGTTTACCAGGAGATTGTCAGACAGAATACCGGAGAAAAGCTGCCGTTCTACATAGCCGGAGCTACCAAGGATGCGGAACCGGACATCAGAATCATACAGATCACGCAGAACTATCTCGATGAAGCATTAAGGGTAGTACAGCATGGCCTACCGGATGTACTGAAAGTAAAGAATGGCGAAAGAGAGCCGCATAAATGTGAATTATGCGATTGCTGCCGCCATTATAGGAAACTGACAAGACCGATTAACATAGACGAACTCACAGCTAATATATAGGAGCAAATATGGCTGAAAGTAAAAGGTATTACTGGCTGAAACTACAGCATGACTTCTTCGGAAGCAAGAGAATAAAGAAACTCCGGACAATGGAAAATGGGGACACCTGTGTCGTCATTTATCTGAAAATGCAGTTGAAGAGCATCAAAAGTAATGGAGTTTTGGAGTTCTATGGTCTTGAGCCGACTTTCGAAGAAGAGCTGGCTCTTGATCTTGACGAAGATGTCGAATGCGTAAAACAGACAGTAAAGTTTCTTATGGATTTCGGAATGCTTGTCGCATCAGATGACACAGAATACTTTATGCCGTTTGTACAAGATAACACCGGAAGTGAAACAGCAGATGCGGCAAGAATGAGAGAAAGCAGAGACAGAAGAAGAGCATATAGAGAACCAAAGACAGACGCTGAAAGGCAGGAATCATACAGAGCAAAGCAGTATGTAGCAGGAAAAGCATTGCCGCTTATTGAGGACTATGTAAACAAAACCAGATACAACGGAAACTACTACATTGTTCTCAAAAGAGACGAATGCAAGTGTGCTATATGCGGCAGCGAAGACAATATATGCGTACATCACATAGATGAATTTGATGCCGATATACCGGAGACGAGCGATAAAGAAAGGCTGGTTACTCTCTGCAGATCTTGTCACGGAAAGGTACTCAAATCTTCTGAAAAGATTCCGGAAGAAGTTCTGTCACGAATAGGCTACACAGCGTTACGTCACGAACAAAGTTCGTTACATAACGAATCTGCTGCAGAGGTAACGAAACCAAGCGCAGAACAGGAGCCTGCAAAAGAAAAGCCCAAAAAGGAAACTGCTCTGCAGATATATGAAAGACTTACCGAAAGCGAGTTCATCCTGCCCACTGATTTAAATGAAAAGATGAAGGATTGGATGAAGTACAAGATTGAAAGAAAAGAATCCTACAAGGAGACCGGGCTGAGATCTTTGCTGAAACAGACCATCAAGTACAAAGAACAGTATGGAGAAAAGGCGGTATGCGACTTGATTGATAAGTGTATGTCTAGCAACTGGGCAGGCATCATCTGGGAGAGACTTGAAAAAGGCAATTTCAGAACAAAGCAGGATAGGCTGCAAAACAGGGTAAGCGAGGTGGACAACTGGTGACAAGAGATGAATGCAAAGTCCTTGTTAAGGCTATGAAGGCGGTATATACACAGGAAAACTTCATACCGGACATAGATGCCTTTAATGTATGGTTTGCGCTGCTGGAAGATCTGCCATATAAGGTTGCGAATCTTGCGGTGCAGAAGTACATGGTAAGCGAGCATTTTCCTCCGACAATAGCAGACATCAGAAATAAAGCCACAGAGATTGTTTCCGATGAAGTAGATGATCTTAATGAACTTGCCGCATGGAACTTGGTGGCAAAGGCTTTGAGAAATGGATATTACGGAGCGGAAGAGGAATATGCAAAGCTGCCGCCAGTTGTTCAGAAAGCAGTTGGAAGCCCTGCAGCTATCAGAGAAATGTCAATGATGGATTCTGACTCCCTGCACACAGTTGAAAAGTCGCACTTCCTGCGAGTGTATAGGGCAGAGCTGCAAAGAGCGAAAGATGATGCAAAGCTGCCACCAGCAATGAGGAAGTTGATCGCAGAGATTTCACACGGAGTAGGAATTGAAGGAAGAGTTGCAGTGATGCAGATTGGAGAAGAAAATGGCGAAATTGGTAATTTACAGCAGGGAAGACAGACTGACGGTAGCTAAGATTCTTATAGACAATGGCTACACAGTGAAGCAGGGGAAGAGAAAACTCACACCAAACGGAAAGTCTGTTGAATACTATCTTGATGTTGAAAGAGAGGAAGAAGCAACAGCCACCAGCGATGAAAGGAGTTAGGGATGTTTACTATTGAAGAAGCAGTACCATTCGGACATGAAAACGCAGTATCCAGGAGCGAGCTTGCGCTCAGAACAGGGATGTCAGATAGAGCAGTAAGGGATGCCATCAATAAGAGCGATGCTCTCATTCTGAATTTGCAGGATGGCAAAGGCTATTTCCAGCCACTGCCAGAAGAATCATCACTGGTGGAAGCGTGGATAGCTCTGTTCACATCCAGGATCAAGGAAGAAAAGAAGCGCATCAGACAGGCCAAGAAATGGACCGGATACAGACAAACATCGTTATTTTAGGAGGAGAAATGCTTCGCAAGATAGATTTGATGCACAAGATGTTTGGGTATGCCGAAAACGGTATGTGCAAGCAGTGCGAACACTTCAAGAAGTTCCGCTATCACGATAAGAATTATCAGAAGTGTGAAGTCTATGGCATCACAAATTCAGAAGCTACGGACTGGGTAGGCAAGTATGAAGCCTGCGGCTTGTTTCCGAATAAGGAGCATAACGGCGATGTTGACATTGTAAGGCTTGTTAGACCTGGAAATAAACCAGAGCAGCAGATAGCAGGGCAGATGACATTGTTATTTTAGGAGGAAGATATGATTAGAGACGGATTAGACGATTGTATTAAAGCAATAGACGAAGCAGCGAGACTCTTCGGAGCAAACTGGCAGAAGATGGATCCAAAGCACAAGAGAGAATGGATAGAATCCTTTGCCAAGAAGAATGCCCATCCAATGCCGGATGAAGCTATGGCAGGAGTCCTCAATGTGGTCAAAAGAAGAGTAGTCTTCAATGCAGGAGTGGAGGTTATGAAGATATACATCAGCGGCGGCGTTACGAATTGCCCTGGGTATATGGAGAAGTTCAATGCTGCCGAAAGGAAGCTTAAAGCCCTTGGGCATATAGTCATCAACCCTGCAAAGGTAAACGGGGAGCTTCCGGCTGAAACATCGTACAAGGAATACATGAAGATGTCGGAATGTATGCTCGACATGGCAGATGCAATCTTTATGCTTGACGGCTGGGAGAAGTCCACAGGGGCAAGATATGAGAAACATTATGCCGAAATCATGGGGAAGAAGGTGATCTCATGAAAGTTGTTTTAGATGCAGGAGCATATATGCCCACCAGGGGACATGAAGACGATGCCGGGCTTGATCTCAGGACCCCGGTAGACGTATCGATTAAAGCAGGAGGCTCTGTTTCTATCGACACTGGAGTCCACATGGAGATACCCAGAAATTATTTCGGGAAGCTCGAAAGTAAGTCCGGACTGAATGTAAAGAACAGCGTAGTTTCCCACGGAGGAGTTATTGATAGTGGATACACAGGCTCTATAGTTGTCAAACTGTACAATCATGGAGACCAGGACTATCACTTCCATGCAGGAGATAAGATAGTACAACTGATTATACAGCCTTGCCTCATAGAGGATCTGGAAGAAGTAAGCCTGCTTGAAGATACGGAAAGAGGAGCAGATGGATTCGGAAGCACAGGAAGGTGACCGCAATGATCAGCATTCGCCCCCCTAAAGCTCGTACAGACAATGCTGAATGTAAAGAAAGGAGAATGACATGAAAGACGACAAGTTGACAGTAGAGACTATATGCGGAGGAGCCGTACAGGAAAGAATCAACAGAGCCATAGCAAAGGTTGTTGAGAACATCCTGGACCCGAACACCGATGCAAAAAAGAAAAGAAGCATCACTCTGAAATTGACCTTCGTTGCAAATGAAGATGACAGGGAGGATGTTGCAGTAGGAGCAGAGGTTACAGTATCTCTCGCATCAGAAGAGGGCGTTACCACTCAGATGTTTGTGAGCAGAGACCCCGTATCGAAGAAGATTACGGTGTCAGAGTATGAAAAAGGCAACATCAAAGGCCAGATGTCACTGGACGATCTCGGGATGCTTGTAAAGAATGATGCAGGCCCCACAGCGGAAGAGCTTGGATGCGACCCGGAAACGGGAGAAATCATCCAGCGAGAAGATCTTCCCGGAGTTGTAGATTTCAGAAAGACTGCAGTTAATGGATAAGGAGGGAAACCATGTTAGAGAAAGCCATAAACAGAATCCTGGAGCTTGCAGCTCCCAATGTACAGATCATCAATGATCAGAATTATTCAGATAAAAAGCTGATCCGAATCGAGAATGAGTTAAGAGCAGAACCTATTCGAATGAACACTCTGTCGAGCCTCGTTCAGTACATCAAGTATATGGGAGAGGACAGGAAAAGCGGCAAGTACCTTCTCCATGTCACATCGCCTACAGAAGTAAGGCTTGTCTCTGCTCTTGATGATGACAGAGAAAGAGAAGTAATCGCCATTGTGAATGCGGAATTGCCCACATTTCCGTTCAACAGCAAGGTTCCGCATGAGGATTTCCTCATAGGAGTCCAGTCCACATTCGTGGATGATCCGAATACAGACAAGGCGCTTGTTCTGAAATTCGCAGGAACAGTTAAGGCAGGCACTGTCACAGACTATAACGATGACGGCATAAGCCAGAAAGCCACAGTAAAGGTTGGAGTAGCTTCTCTTTCAGAAGCTGTAGTTCCCAGCCCTTGTAATCTTAAGCCTTACAGGACATTCACTGAGGTGGATCAGCCTGCAAGCTCGTTCATATTCAGAATGTCGGAAGAGGGACGTGATGGAATGATATGCTGCGCGCTGTACGAAGCAGATGGTGGAGCATGGAAAAAGGATGCAAAGCAGAATGTAGTTGATTATCTCAGACATGAGCTTACAGAAGAATCTGGCATCCTTATAGTTTCATAAGACTGAGCCTCCAGGGGAAACCCTGGGGGCATATCAAGATAGGAGAGCAGCCAACAATGAACAGAAAGCAGACCACGGATTTTTTGAGCAAGCTTCTCATAAAAGAAAAACTGTCAGGTATAGGCAAGTATTATGCATCCGAGGTGGTTGTGGACTATGGGACAAGTCATCCCAGGAGGGTTGATTTCATGGAATATATCCCGGCAGGAGCTTGCTATGCAGGTGATATAGAAAGAGGGACATTTTGCTGCTATGAGATAAAGTCCTGTAAGGAGGATGTCTATTCCGGAAACGGACTCAATTTCCTTGGAGAAGAGAATTACTTAGTTACGACAGCTGAATGCTATAAGAGTCTGATGCCGGATATGCAGAGCGGGAAACTCCAGGACCATATTGATGAAATGAATGGATTCAAGTCTTACAACGGATTCTTGATAGCAGTTCCGGATCTGCCAAGACTTGAAAGGTTCAATCCGAGCAAGGCAATTATAGAAGAACTGGAGAATCCGCACCAGATAGATGGAGATGTTAAGAACTGGAGGCTTGCAAAGCTGTCACAGAATTATGTTAATCACAGGAGACGTTCAACCACAGAGCTATTGTTCTGCATGGTAAGGAGTGGAAGATAAGTGGACAAAAGATTTTGCTGTTTTTGTACATGGGACGATATGGAGCCGAGATGCCTTCTAAGATGTCCGGATAGATATGTATGTAAGCAGGAAACTGAAATAGCGAAATTTCTCGATGCCTTAAGAGAAGAGGCAGAAAGGATAAAGGATGAAGAAAAGATATGTTCTTCTGTATGAAGGAAGCAGAGTTATATGCCCGGAATGCCACGGGTTGATGCGAGGAGACCAGTTATTCAAGACTTGCCATGATTGCGGAAAGAAGTTCAAGGCGGTTGACGAAGGTGTGGCAGAAAATGAATTGACTTATGAGGAGGTAGTTGTAGCGTGAAAAGAGAGTTTACGGTTCCAGGGGAACCGGTAGGCAAAGGGAGGCCAAGATTCAACAGATACTCCGGAAAAGCATTTACACCGGAAAAGACAGTAAACTATGAGAATCTTGTGAGGCTGGAATACCAGATGCAGGTCAAAGAGGAGCCGTTCCCGGAAAAGGTTATGCTGAGATTGCTCATAAAGGCTTATTTCGGCATACCGAAGTCGGTATCGAAGAAAGCCAGGGCTCAGATGATATCAATGGAGCAGCGGCCTGTAAAGAAGCCTGATATGGACAATATCATCAAGGCTGTAGCCGATGCCTTGAATCATATAGCATACTACGATGACAGCCAGATCGTATCTACGACCATAGAAAAGTATTATGCAGAGCAGCCAAGAATAGAAGTAACTATAGAAGAAGCGCAATAGGAGGGTGTTATGGCGAAGAAAGAAGAGAATAAGGGGCAAGAAATGCTTGAGAATCAACAGATATTGGTAATAACAGATGAATATATCAAGACTCTGATGAAAGAAGCTGGCAAGGCAGCTGCCCATGCCACCAAGAAAGCACTAGAGGAAGACAGGATCAAGGCAGAGAAGAAAGCTGCTGATCGCAGATATAAGACTACTAAGGAAATGCTCAAGAGCTACCGCAGGGAGAAGATCAGACTTGCTGATGAAGCGGAGTTTACGGAAGAAGAGCAAGCAGAACGCAGATGGGCGTTCTTGGAAGATCTGATAGGAAGACCTTCCGGAGAAGAAAAGCTGAACGATGTCATACCGGAGTTTGAGAAAAAAAGGCGGGAGAGCAAGTACACTATATGGCTTATCGAGAATGCTTTACGTCTGTATGACATGGAAGTAAACGAATATGGCAATGAAGTTGATAAGAGAAGATTCGCCGAGATGAAAGCTCTTTACATAGATGAAGACAAGATTGATGTCCCTGCTCTTGCAGAGGCTTACAGCATAGCAGAAAGGATTGTCTATAAGGATGTTGGGATAGCTGTAAAGATAATGATGGTGTATTTATTTGGCACTCCGTAAAAATACTGAACAAGTAAAGCGAGCCAAAATGTGCTGTCAGTCAAATTACTTAAAGTCAAAAAAAGGTCATTGATTGGAGAAATCCAGCCGTGATATATTGTAGTCGTCAGAAAGGCTAATGGAACAGCAATGCTGATTCCGACTCCTTTTCTCAGACCATTTTTCGCCACGGGCTGCCGGATGCCACCGACAGCCCCTTTTTTGTAGGCAGATATATGAAATCCATGCAATATACATTTTCACTAAAAATACTGAATGGGTTTTATTGAAAAATCCGGATTTTGCTGGAAAAGACCAGCCTTAACAAACTATCAATGGAGAAGCAAAAAGGCGGAAAAAGGCTAAAACAGTGATTATACTGACCCATATTTTAGGAGGCAGGCGAAAAATGAAGTATCTGTTTGTAATCGCCCATCCAGACGATGAAGCTCTGGCAGGAGGCGCAACAATGCACAAGCTGTCCGAAGAGGGACATGAAGTGGCAGTATGTGTGCTTAATTCTGTTTCAGACATCAGATGTAAGGATTCAGAAAGAATGATGGATGAAATGAAATTGTCCCACGCAGTTCTCGGAGTAAAGAAAACATTCATTGGAGACTTTGAGACAATGCATTTCAATGTCACTCCGGAACAGGAGCTTGTAGAATTCATAGAGAATGCCATCAAGGCATTCGAACCGGATGTAGTAGTCACACATCATCCGTCAGATCTGCATAATGACCACCATCATGTAAGTCTGGCCTGCACAACAGCAGTCAGACTTCCTCAGAGGCAGGTCAGAGAAATGAATAGGATCAAAGAATTTCTGTATATGGAAGTGCCAAGCAGCACTGATTGGGCTGTAAGCAATGTAGAACCCAGTTTCATGCCGAATGTCTACTGTGAGATAAGCAATTCAGATTTTGAGGCAAAGATATTGAGCCTTGAAGTATATACAGAGGGAGCAGTGTTGAGACAGCCACCGCACCCAAGGTCAAAGGAAGTGCTGAAAGCATTTGCCATAAAGAGAGGCAGTGAAGCCGGATACTATATGGCAGAAGCTTTCCAGCTGGTATTCAAAGGAGAATTGTAAAATGGCGAAAGAGAAAAGGATTGAAATGTGCCAGATGGTGGCACGGGACATCAAGACAGGGTTTGGCAACCCACGTAAGATTACAAAGGCCAAGAGAGAAGAGCTGAAAGAATCCATCCTGGTGCATGGAGATTTCGGCATCTTTGTTATTGATGAACATGATAATATCATCTGTGGAAACCAAAGACTCTCTGTGATCATGGAAATTGATGAAAGCACTGTTCTGGACTGCAAAAGGCTGATAGGCTACAGTAAGTCGGAACTGAAAGCAATCAATATCCGTGATAATACCCATGCTGGTGAATGGGATATGGATATGCTGGCAGACTGGACCGCTGACCTGTCAATGGACCTTGGCCTTGACGAAAAAGAACAGGATCTCGACAAGCAGAAGATAGATGACATGGAACCTATCAGATTTGAGAAGTACAACTATGTCATGATTGTATGCGATAATGAGATTGACTATAACGAACTGATCCGGAACCTCGGATTGGAGAACCGCAAAGTCAAGATAGCCAAAAGAAAGATCGCAGCAAGGGCTGTATGGTATCATGACATGAAAGCACAGATTATTCCAAAGGAAGATGTAGGAAAGCAGCCTGAGCCTGTAGACGGCACAGAAGAGGCTGTTGAAAAGGACGGTGATGATGAATGATAGTAGCAAGTCATCAGCCGAACTTCCTGCCGTACCCCGGATATATATACAAGATGTACTGCTGTGATGTTTTCACACTGTCAAATGGAGTCCAGTTCACAAGAAACGGATTCCATAACTACAATTTCATTGATGAAAACGGACAGCGAGCCAAGATAACCATCCCGGTAAACAGTCACACAGGCAGGATATATGATGTGCAGCTTGCCGAATGGGAAAAGACGAAGAAAAAGATGATGAAACGGATTGCGCAGAATTATCGCCGTAGTCCGTTTTTTGATGAAGTCTTCACATTGCTGGAAACAGCAGTCGAAGGTACATTTACTCACTTAGAGGAGCTGAACAAGTCATTACTGGAATGCATACATGACTATTACGGAATGAAATGCATTATGGTAGATGAAATTGGGCTGAATCTGGAGTATAAGTCTCCGAATGAAGACATAGCAGCGATTTGTGAGCAGCTGAAAGGCAACAAGTACCTTTCCGGATCCGGAGCTCATGAATATCTCAATGAGAATCTGCTCCAGAAGCATGGAATTGAAGTGATCTGGTCAAGATATAAGCCGGAAGATTACGGCAGCCGGATAGAAAACGGCAGCATCCTGGACTATATGATGCTGAAAGGTCGGGAGATACCCGACTCATGGAAGCGAGACAAGGAGGCGTATCATGAAAGAAAAGACCTTTAATGTATATGTCCCCAGCTACAAAAGATATGATGATAAGGTCAGAATCTACGACCATCTTGAATACTGCACATATGTAGTGAGGGCATCAGAAGCTGATCTGTATAGGCAGTATGGCATAGAAAAGTTATGGGTGGTCGAGGATAAGCTGATAGATAACATCCACAAGGTTCATCAGTATATTATTGATGAAAGCCCGGATGACATCATCTGCATCATAGATGATGATGGAAAACTCATATACAGAACGGAAACTACCAGGGACATGACACCGGAAGAGGGAAGCATGGAACTGGAAAGAATTGCCGTTATGATGGACGATCTCGGTCTCGGGTATGCTTGCACTGATGCAGTGCCGGCTCCGTACTATTATGTAAGCGAGTTCGTCTTCAAGGGTATGTGCGGTGGATGCAAATGGGTGAACAAGGAAAAGTTCAAGGCCAAGGTTGACCCATACTGCTATTACAATTTCGACCTTGATCTTGAGCTACAGGAGCTGCTTCACAACAGAATAGTTCTGAAACCGCTATATTTCATAGATATAGGTGGGCAGGACACCAACAAGGGCGGCAGCAATGTAGACAAGAACAAGGAAAAAAGGATGTCCGGAATCGAGTACACCAAGAAGAAATGGGGAAAGTATTTCGGATATAACTACGAAAACAACAAGGCCAGAATCAACGTAAACAGGTAAAAATCCTCGTATTTCAGCAGGAAACCTCTTTACTTCCATGCTCGGTCTGCTATCGTAACGACGGTGAAATATATACCAGCACAGATAGGAGGCGAAAGAATGGGATACCAAATGGTAACGAAGCATGGGCACAATTTCTGGGTTGTAGCCTCATTGCTTCAAAAAGCAATCAGAAGAGGAGATTTCAAGAGAGCTGGATATGCAGCAAATGAATTGTTTGATGATTACAGCTCGTTCCTATGGAATCGCCTTTTCATCATTTCATGTGAAGATTGCAGGGCTCCCGTCACAAGGGAGATACTTGCCTTGCATGAAGTAGACCAGATGATTAACAAGAACAAGAAGAAGGGCGAGAAGAACAAGATTTTTGTTGGGAAAGCTCTCGTCATTCTGCTTGAAGCCTGCAAGGGAAGAGATGGAGATTATATGGCAGACTGCCTCATGAGGGAGATGAATCCGGAAATGAGAGCAGACCCGGCATTCAATCAAGACTTTGATGTCCTGTCATTGTCATCTGTAAAGGTGGATGGAGACATCTTCCCGGACTATGTTTTTGATCCGCATACGCTCCAGGGTAAGAAAATGGGCAGAAACTTCAAGAATTATGATTTTGATTACATTGAGCAGAAAGATATGAAGCCTCAATGCAAGCAAATGAGCCTGTTTGATGGAGAACCCTGGACATATGATGATATGTATGATGAAAACGGAGAAAGAACACTTCCCGGATATCAGTACACCCCGAAGCCATTCGGAGCCGGAAGAATGGAAGCGGAGAACGGAGGCCCGGATGATAAGAAAGAGTGATATTGTCAGAGCCGCAGTAAAAGCAGGCGACTGGAAGAAAGCCCTGCACATAGCAAAGGACTTCCGGATTGGGATAAGCAAGGAGCAGAGAAGCAGAATGACACGGGCATACGAATGCATGGTGTACCCGACATTCTACAAGCAACTTGGTACAGATATTCCTGCAGCTATTGAGACAGGCAAGAAGATAGTAGCAGATCTGTATGGATAAGGAGGATTGCAAAATTTTTGCTGCAACTGTATATAACCATATAGATAAGTGATGTAAAAAGCATACAAGAGGTTTACAGGGAAGACTCATGAGAAATCATGGGTCTTTTCTTTATGGAGGCGAAAATGAGTAAGTATTGGCAGAATGAGGAGTACCAGGCTATCGGAATGGAAGTCATAGCCGAAGTGGAGGAATTAAGACACCTCCAGACAGCTGATTGCCGGATAGCATTCCTGGCATCGGATAATAAGAAGACCAGCAATGGGAAAGATGTATATGGCGAATGCATAAAGGTGCAGGATCTGTATAAGGAGTTCTGCCCATTTGACTTCTTGATAGTCTTCTATGACAAGAATATTGAAGGACTCACAAGAGAGCAGCTTAAGATACTTGCAGAGCATGAGCTGCTTCATGTTGGGTATGAATATACTGAGGATGGCAAGCCAAAATACTTCGTCAGGCCTCATGACTATGATGACTTTAAGCAGATTACTGATAAGTACGGGACAGAATGGGCTAAAAAGGCTTGATTTGTCTGTAATAGTGGCGAAAAGAAACGGGAAAGGACGGATGTTAAATGGCAAAGAGTAAAAGAAACGGAACTGCCAACCTTAACCCCGTCCAAAGCAAAGAAGAAGCAAAGCAAAGAGGACGGAATGGTGGCATCAAATCCGGGGAGACTCGAAGAAAGCAAAGGGACATGAGGGAGGCTGCAAAAGCACTCATGGCAATGCAGGTTGTTGGAGACAATAACCGCAAGAATCTGGAGAATTTCGGAGTAGCAAAGGAAGATCAGAACTACACGACAGCCATTGTAGTAAGACTCATGCAGAAAGCATTGGTCGATGGAGATACGAATTCCATTAGATTGCTTGCTGAACTGACAGGCCAGATTACAAAGGCAGGAGTTGTTCCGGAGGAGGATCCAAACCTTGCACTCGCCAAGGAAATAGCAAAGATTGGCATAAACATACCGGACAACGGAAGAAATCCGGTAAGGAGGACCACGATAGGACCGCAGGCAGGACCACAGACAATGTTCATGTGCAGTCCCGCCGATATCATCATATATGGAGGAGCAGCCGGTGGAGGCAAGACATATGCCTTATTACTGGAAATGCTCCGAAACAAGGATGTTCCCGGCTTTGGAGCCGTGATATTCCGACACAATTACAATCAGATAACCGCAGAGGGTGGATTGTGGGACGCATCGAACAAGCTGTTCTCACAGATAGATGACGCAAGTCCCAGAAAAAGCCCTCGCTTGCATTGGCAATTCGATTCTGGTGCCAGATTAGGATTTGCCCACATAGAAAGAGAGGAAGATCTGTCAAGCTGGCAGGGTACTGAAATTGCCTATATCGGCTTTGACGAGCTGACTCACTTTAGTAAGCATCAGTTCTTGTATATGCTATCCCGAAACAGAACCACTTGCGGCATAAAGCCGTATGTGAGAGCAACCTGCAACCCGGATTCAGACAGCTGGGTGGCAGATTTTATCAGTTGGTGGATAGACCAGGACACAGGCTACCCGATAGCAGCACGATCCGGACAGATGAGATATATGGCTGTTCTGAATGACACTATCTATTGGGGAGACACGCCCGAAGAACTGGAAGACTTATATGGAGTATCTGAGGAAGAATGCAAGACGGTGACTTTCATAGCTTCAAGGCTTGATGACAATAGAATCTTGATGCAGAAAGACCCCGGTTATTTGGCAAACCTTAAGGCTATGACAGAGGTTGACATGGAACGGCTGCTTTATGGCAACTGGAAGATCAGACCAAAGGCTGGCTCATTCTTCAAGCGAACACAGCTACGCAAGATACTGGAGGAAGTACCTCACGATCTTGTGGCAGTATGCCGTGGCTGGGACCTTGCAGCAACAGACGAGGACGAAAACGAAGACGCAGCATTCACAGCAGGCGTTCTTATTGGACGCACATCGGAAGGGCAATTCGTTGTTCTCGATGTTATTCGCAAGCAGATCAAGGCAGGCGAAGTCAGAACCCTTATTCTGATGACCGCAAAGATGGACAAGCAGAAATATGGAAAGAAATGCCCTGTAAGGCAAAGGCTTCCACAGGACCCTGGACAAGCAGGCAAGGATCAAGCACAGTCGTTCTTAAAAATGCTTGCCGGATATGATGTACAGATCAAGCCAGAATCTGGAGACAAAGCCACCCGTGCGGAGCCAATGGCAGCACAGTGGCAGCATGGTATGTTTGACATCATGGAGGGTGAATGGAACGAGGAGTATCTGAATGAGCTTGAATCGTTCCCGGATGGTAAATGGAAGGATATGGTGGATGCAGGAAGCTCTGCATTCAGTGAGCTGACTCTTGGTATGAGCAACATTGCTGGCGGCTTGGTCTACAATGCAATCAGCGAAGCATTTATGCAGGAAGATCAGTCACAGAACCGCTTCATATTGTCCGCAGACAAGCTGGAAGAATACAAGAAGCAGAATCTCCTTGGAGAAATCAGCATAGGCCTTGTATTTGGAGTAAATGGCTCCGGCCTTGCAATGGTAGCCAGCACGAATGTCAACTATGAAGCACTGATTGCTTTGAAATCTGCTCTGTATATAGGCGATCCGGTAGATCCGGAGAAAACAGTCGAAAGGTGCATCGAGTTCATCAGACAGATACTGGAACAGTACGGATATATTACCGGAGTATACTGCGAAAAGGGAGAGCAGGTAATGCGAAGAGCATTAAAGAATGCCCTGGCAGATAACAACATGGGAGATATCCGGGTGGCCGGAGCTCTTGACAGACCTCTCGGCGACAGAATCAATACAGTAAATAGGCTGGTTGCAAATGAACGCTTCTTCTGCTTAGAAGAAGAGACAACCAGCTTGACAACTGCACTTACAACGGCGACCTGGGATGCGAAAGTGCAGGGCGGCACGCTTGCACGCTCGCAGGAAAGCGACCAGTTCAGCCTAAATGCTTTTGAGTATTCCTTTGAAGCGGATATGAAAAAGTATGTTGATAACATCAGTTAGGAGGGAATATAAGTGTGGATAACAGATTTGGTAGGAAAGGTGGTGAATGCTTTGTTTCCGAAAGTAGGAATTGAAAAGGCACTTGGAGCAACAGTGGCTGTTTCTAACCGAATGGAAACGGCCATCCAGCTTTGGAGTGATATGTACATTGATGAACCCTATTGGAAAAGAAATGGTGGTCTGACAATGAATCTTCCTGCTTCAATCGCCCATGAATTTGCAAGATTGATAACGATTGAGCACGAATTTTCTGTAACCGGATCTCCGTTTGCTGATTATCTGAACACACAGCTCAAAAGAGACTTGAAGAACTTCAAGACTATAGTAGAGCTGTTCTGTGCAAAAGGCGGCATAGCAATGAAGCCTTATGTCAATGGCGCAAACATAGAAGTGGACTTTACCCAAGCAGAAAGCTTCTATCCGACAGATTACGACAGCAACGGAAATGTGACTGGAGCCATCTTCATAGATCAGCTACGACAAGGAAGATATGTGTACACCAGATTGGAGATACACAAATTCTTGCCTAATCAGACCATTACAGATGAAAACGGTCAGACCAGGGTCACTAATACATACACAGTCGAAAACAAGGCATATAAAAGCGAACAGATCTTCAATCAGAGTTCTGATGATGATGTATATGCATCAGTCAGAGACCCACTGCATGAAGAAGTATCGCTCTCTGAGGTTCCTCAATGGTCAAGCCTGTCTCCAAGCGAGACACTTAATGACGTAGAGAGGCCTTTGTTTGTTTATGTAAAAGTACCTTCTGCGAACAATGTAGATACAAAGTCGCCTCTCGGAGCATCCGTATACTCCAGAGCGATTGAAGCAATCAAGAATGCAGATGAGCAGTACACAGAAAGTAAGTATGAGTTTGAGGCTCTGGAAGCTGCAATAGATGCCGATGCAGATTTATTCAAGAAAGAAAAGGATGGAACCCCAAAGTTGCCGACTGGCAAAGAAAGGGTATTCAGAACATACGAATCAAGGCAGCAGGATAATGCACAGCCGTTCATAAGAGAGTTTGCTCCGAATTTCAGAGACAGCTCCCTGTTCAACGGACTGGATCATTACTTGAAGATTGTAGAATTCCTTTGCGAATTGTCCTATGGAACAATCAGTGACCCGGCATCTGTCGAAAAGACAGCAGAAGAGATAAAGACATCGAAACAGCGCAGTTACTCAGCAGTCTGCAATATGCAATCTGCATGGGATGATGCACTGCACGATCTTCTCTACTGTATGGCGGTATATGCCAACCTGTATCAGCTCGCACCTTATGGAGCATACGAACTGAATGCTACATGGGGAGACGGTATCCTGGAGGATATTGACAAGGAGTTCCAAAGACGCTGGCAGATGGTGCAGGCCAACAAGCTTAAGCCTGAGAAGTTCTTTGCGTGGTATTTTGGATGTTCCGAGGAAGAAGCTCTTGAAATGATGCCGACATCTACTATGATGCAGTTCCCGGAAGAAGAATAGGAGGATAGCCTATGCTGACACCGGAATATTTAGCTGGATGTGCAGCACAGGTTGAAGAACTCTATGCCGCACTCAATGAGCAGATCACGGCAGACATATGCCGAAGGATTGTAAAGACAGGAGTTGTAACCGATACTGCCGCTTGGCAGGCAAAACAGCTCCAGGAATCCGGAAAGCTCTATGACGATATAGTCTCAGATGTAGCAAAAAGTACAGGCAAGAATGAGTCAGAAATCAAGAAAATGTTTGCAGAAGCAGGAGTTACCTCGATAAAAAACGATGTAGCTCCGCTGCGAGCCTCTGGAATATCTCTAAGCAATGGATTGTCAGACCCTATGAAGAATGTTCTGGAAGCCAATATGAGGAAGACTAATGGCGATATGCTTAACCTCGCGATGACTACTGCAAGTAATGGTCAGCAGGAATTTGTGAACGCCATGAATGAAGCGATCATGAAGGTCCAGTCCGGAGCTTTCGATTATCAGACAGCCATAAGGCAGGCTGTAAATGACTGCGCAAGGATAGGAGCTAAAGTCAGTTACGATACTGGCGCACAGATGGCTCTCGAATCTGCTGCAAGAATGAACATCCTAACAGCTGTCAATCAGACGGCGGCGAAGATCACAGAAATGAATGCCGAGAGGATGGGCTGTGAGTATTATGAGACATCTGCTCATGCAGGAGCAAGACTTGAACACCAGGAATGGCAAGGAAAGGTCTTCAAGATAGAAGGAGCTGACGGAGATTATGAAAATTTCTACGATGCAACCGGATATGGAGAAGTAACAGGACTGTGCGGTGTTAATTGCCGACACAGTTTCTTTCCGTTTTGGCCTGGCATAAGCAAGCCTGCATATTCAGAGGAGACACTTGAAAGATATTCCGAAAAGACTGTTGAATGGCATGGTGTTAAGTACACTGAATACGAAGCTTCCCAGATAATGAGGAGGTATGAGCGAAGCGTCAGAGATTCCAAACGGATCATGAATGGCTATAAAGAAGCCATCAAAGTATCCGAAAGCGAAGAGCTGACAGCAGAGCTCAACAACGGATTGCAGCAAGCCAAGCAGACCTACAATGCCAGAAGATACAGATTGCTTGATTTCTGTAAGGAGACGGGCTTTAAGCGAGACTATCTGAGGACCAAGACTGGACTTACCGGATTCGAGGGGTTCGACCAAGGACTTGTAAAGCTGACTTATGATGAAGCGGCGGCTTTAAGTAAGTATGTAAGCTCAGATTTTTATGCCATCAACGCAAAGATCAGAACTGGAATGCCACTGACAGGCATAGAACAAGGTCTTGTTGAAAGCCTTGATTCAGCCCTTAAGAAGTTCCCAAAGTATGATGGTGCCGTGAGCAGGAGTCTGTATTTCACGAATAGCGAAGATCTTGCAGCCTTCCTTGAAAAGCACAAGGTCAGAAACACCGTGACCTATTCAGACTTCACAAGCTGCACAGCAAGCAAGGAACTTTACAATGCATCTGGACAAGTTCAGATGTACTGGAAAAGCAGCAACGGAAGGAATATCACTGTCATCAATGATGCCGAAAAGGAAGTCCTGTATGAGAGGAACTTTTCTTTCCGGGTTGAAGCAGTTGAAAAGGTCTCTGACAGCTTGTACAATATCTTCATATCGGAGGTGACTCAATGAAAGAAGATAAGGAAAAGAGGTTTTCTTCGTACAGATTTAATGTACCGCCTACTGTCGGGGAGGTTGTGGAGAACAAGCAACCCGAAAGCGAAGACGAACGCAAGAAGAGGGAAGCCTATGTCGCAGACCTTAAGAAACATTTCGGCTTAAAGTAAGTACCTCTACTGATTTTTCAAGCAGTACGGACTTACAATTACACATTTAGGCTCCGCTCAAAGGCATACAAGGGAGCCTACCAAATACAGCTTCATATAGCCTCAATAAAGGCAGGAAAATCTGCAAGGATAATTTCCTCATGCAAGCATCTTAAAAGGTGTCCTTGCGGCTATATCGAAGCAAAACAGACAACGAATCAGGCCACTCACATCGAGCGGTCTTTTTTGATGCTCAAAAGAAAGGAGAATCATGAAATGATAACCTACGGAAAGAAATCGCAGTCCCAGGACGCATATCTGTTTGAGTTCAACGGGCTGTCATCTGACACAAAGCCTACTCAGACATTCGATGGCGCACTGATCGCAAACGGCTCGACATTCATGGAGATGGATACAAAGACTCTGTTTTTCTATGACGCAGAGAATAACACTTGGGTGTAAGGAGGTAGACTATGGCATTAACAGCTGAACAAGTGCTTGCTATAGCACAGAAATACACAGACGACTCCATTGCAGGTGGAGGCATATCAGCCGGAAAGAACTGCAAAGTCGATTCCATAGAAGAAATCGAAGGAGGGCATAAGGTTACCTTTAAGTGGAACCTTGATAATGGCACAGAAAAAACCCAGACAATGCTTGTTATGGACGGAGTTGATGGGGCGACTGGGGAAAAAGGAGACCCTGGAGATCCTGGACCCACAGGTCCGGCAGGAGAAGCTGGCCCACAGGGACCGAAAGGAGATACCGGCGAGCAAGGTCCCAAAGGAGACAAGGGCGACCCTGGTGAAAGCGGCTCAGAAGTAAGCGTGACCCAGGTTCTCACTTCCGGAACTAAGATAGCTGAGATTGAAGTAGATGGAACAAAGGTTGAAATCTACGCACCATCCGGCGGCGGTGGTGGAGGAGCTGTTAATTCAGTAAATGGAAAGACAGGCGATGTAAACCTCACAGCAAGTGATGTAGGAGCTTTGCCGGATGACACTGCAATCCCAACCAAGGTATCTGATCTCACTAATGACAGTGGTTTCCAGACAGCAAGCGATGTCTCCACAGCCATAACCGGAAAGGCAGATAAGTCCACGACTTATTCGAAGACAGAAGTTGACACAGCACTTGAAGCAAAGGCTGACACGGAAGATATTCCCGATGTGAGCGGCTTCATTACGAAGACGGTCAACGACCTTGTGAATTACTATAAGAAGTCAGAAACCTATACACAGGCAGAGGTGGATGCTCTAATAGCCGCAATAGTCACTCTCGATATCAAGGCTGTAGCTGAGTTGCCGACGACTGATATCTCTATGACTACGATATATCTCGTTCCAAGCGCAGATCAGCAGGAACAGAACGTAAAGGATGAGTACATCAACACGACCGGAACCACAGCTGGGTGGGAGAAGATTGGCTCTACAGCTATTGACCTCACAGGGTATGTGACGGACACGCAGCTCACAGTTGCTCTTGCAGATTATGTTCAGTCTACTGATTTTGATGACGCAGTAGCAAGAATAGGTAGCATAGAGGAGAAGATTCCTTCTTCTGCATCTTCCTCGAATAAGCTCGTCACGAACAGCGAACTGCAGGCAGCGGTTGCAAGTGGTAGCAGCGGTTCTGTATTCAAGATTGTCGATCCAAACGGAGATTATGAAGGAGAAACCGTAAGAATCTCCCACGGTACGGCAGTAGCAACTGGAACAATCACAGGCGGTGCATGCTACTTGAATATGCCCGAAGTCGGCAGAATCAAGGTTGAAATCGGCAATGACATCGTAAGATATGTCACTGTTGATTACTACAAAGATGTTGTAGTAAGCACACAGGTTGTGTATGGCTTCACGATTACACAGAGCAACAGCACTCCGGATACAAGAGTGACCTATATCGAGGACAATGCAGGATTTACGCCTGCAAAGATGGACTATATGTTTGATAAGTTCGATTATGGCGACTGGAAAGACGCTTTCTTCATGCCTCGTCCTTGTATGCTTAAGAATGACGGGACAGTAGATTACTATTTGGATCCGGATGATTACAGGCGCAAGGAAGACGGAACACTGTCCGACATTGCCAACAGCTCGTATGCAGGCGATGTAATGGTCGAGTTCCCGAAGATATGGGTTAAGAGAACGGAAAGCAACGGTGTACAGACCACGCTCATAGCAAGCTACAAGGCAGACAATGATTTCCATTGCTATTCGAATATTGATGCTGATGGAAATGAGATAGACCACTTCTATGTAGCAGCATATGACGGATGCGTGGTCAGCAACAAGCTCCGTTCTCTGTCCGGCAAGACACCTGTAAACACAGTAGCCGGAACAACGCTTGTTCAGAATGCTCTGAACAACAATGACGATGCTGACTACACCAAGAACGGATATTACATCTCACAGTGGTGCGACAGGGCACTGATAAATGATCTGCTCATATTGATGGGCCGATCAACGAACACGCAGGCGATATTCGGTAATGGCCATTACGCAGGCGGGTCAGCAGCATCAAGTCTTCTTGCAACCGGAACGCTCGACGCAAAGGGAATGTTCTATGGCAAGAACACGACTGGTGTAGCTGTTAAGGTATTCGGCATTGAGAACTACTTCGGCAACCTTTGGAAGTGGTGCGCTGGTCTTATGGCAAGCGGAGCTGCTCTTTATGCAAAGATGACTTGGGGAACGCAGGATGGAAGCACAGGAGTTGGCTACGATACCACAGGAGTTGGCAACAGCAAGGCGGTTGGCAAGACGGCAGGAGGTACATCTGGAGGATATATTTCCAAGACCTACAACACAGAGCTTGGCAATATTCCGTTTACAGCAAGTGGTGGAGAAGCTACATACGAATGCGATGGACTCTGGTTTGATACAAGTGCTGGAGTCAGACATGCGTTTGTCGGCGGCTGCTGCTCCTCTGGTCTCCTTGTCGGAGCGTTTGCGCTCACTGTGCACAACGCTCTCTCGAGTTCGAGCTGGGCCCTCGGGGCGGCGCTTTCTTGTAAACCGCCTATTGGTGCGTAAGCACCGGGGAGAGGTCCGGGGTAGGAACGAACCCCGGATAATGTAAAAGTATGAAAGGCTGGTAAGACATATGCTCTGCCAGCTTTTTATATGTCCCGAGTATGACGATTAAACTGCTCAGTTGCCGCAGGAGACAGGCATATAAACGTCTCTTTTCTCTTGCCGTGAGAGATATAAACACGGATAGCAAATGTCAGAGTGAACTGACGATTAAAGCAAATCAGCGAAAAGAAAGGTAGGTAACAAACATGGCGTACGAATTTTTGAAGAAACTCTTTGGAACTGGTGAAAACGGAGAACCCCAGGCAATGACTTATGAGGAGCTTGAAAAAGCAATTGATGGCTCAAAAGACATCAGCCTCGTAAATCTTAAAGACGGAGGGTTCGTCTCAAAGGAGAAGTTCGATGCAAAGGAGACGGAGCTGAAATCTGTACAGCAGTCGCTGTCAGATGCAAACGAACAGATCAAGTCGTTTGAAGGCGAAGACATCGACGGCATCAAGAGAAAAGTCTCCGAATGGGAAACAAAGTATGCAGCCGACACCGAAGCTCTTAAGCAGCAGATGGAGGAACAGGAGGTTCGCCATCAGAGAGACCTGTATTTCAGCAATGTGAAGTTCGCTTCCAATGCTGCAAAGAACGGAATCCTTATGGAGTTCGACAAGCAGGGCTTCCAGCTTAAGGACGGAAAGTTCCAGGGGGCAGATGAATGGCTCGCCCAGCAGAAGAAAGACGATCCGGCATCATTCGTACTGGAAGACAAGAAGCCCGAAGGCGAAGAAGGAAATGGTGGCGAAGGCGGCAACAATGGTGGTAGCGCCGGAGCAGCTGGAGCGTCTGCCAACACCGGGTTCGCACAGGGGCAGACATTCTTCCCAAATTTTGCAACAAAGACAAGTAGTGGGTCCGGAGCCGGAATGGACCAGAAGAAGTCCTTCGGCATGAATTTCGTAGGTGTACGAAAAAGACCCGAACAACAGTAATCAATAGGAGGTAAGTATTATGCCATTTACACCCACATCAGTAAACTATGCAGAAGAGTATTCAAGAGAGCTTTCCCAGAACTTCCCTTATGTTCTGTACTTCGGTGCTCTCTACGCAGCACCTAACAACGGCAGATACCGTTTTGTTAATGCTCGCACAATCGAGGTACCTACGCTCTCCGTAGCAGGTCGTAAGGACGCAAGCAGAGACAACATTCAGACCGCTTCTCGTAAGTGGAACAACAGCTGGACTCCGCTCGCTCTGACCAACGAGAGACAGTGGGATACACTCGTTCATCCTCAGGATATCGATCAGACCAACATGGTCGCTTCCATCGGCAACATCACACAGGTATTCAACCAGGAGCAGAAGTTCCCCGAAATGGATGCCTACACCATCAGCAAGATCTATGCTGACTGGACCGCAAAGGGCAAGGTTGCAAGCACAACTGTATTGACAGTTGCAAACATCCTTACAGAGTTTGATGCTATGCTCCAGGCAATGACCGAGGCTCGTGTTCCCAAGAACGGGCTTATCCTGTACATCACTCCTGCAGTTAACACTCTGCTTAAGAATGCACAGGGCATTCAGCGTGAGCTTCTCACAGGACCTCAGAGAGCAATCATCCAGAGAGCAATCGCAGGTCTTGATGATGTTCAGATCGAGGAAGTTCCTTCTGAGCTCATGATGACTGTTTACGACTTCACAGAGGGCTATGCTCCTGCTGCAAGCGCAAAGCAGGTTAACATGATGCTCATTAACCCTGTAGCCGTAATCACTCCTGTAAGCTATGAGTTTGCAACTCTCGATCAGCCTAGCGCAATTACAGGCGGCAAGTATTACTACTACGAGGAGTCACATGAGGATGTATTCGTACTGCCCAACAAGCAGAACGCAATCGCATTCAACATTGCTCCTTAATCGAAGATCAGACAACTGAGGGCGGCTTAAACAGTCGCCCTCCATTACGGAGGTAAAAGCCAATGAAAGCACTTAAAGCCAACAGAATTATAAGCATAGAGCCTAAGCGCAAGGATGAATTCCTCGCAAATGGCTATACGATCCTTGATGACAACGAAAAAGTCATCGCAGCACCCGAAAAGGATGCAACCAAGATCGGTAAGGAACTTGATGATGCAAAGAAGCAGCTTGCAAAGAAGGACGAGGAAATCGCCCGTCTTAATGCAATGATCGTGGATTTGCAGCAGAAGCTCGCCGAAGCAGAAGATGCAGCAGCATCCGATAAGGATGCGAAGAAAGCAGCAGCAAAGAAATAAGGAGGAGTTTATGGCCCAGACAACAGTTGTAAGCCCATATGCTGATTATCAGTTCTATAAGGACGTGTACCACGGAGTAGGACTTTCAGAGGACGACTTCATAAGACTTGAAGCCCGTGCGGAAGAAGAACTGGATGCTATGACATTCCACCGGATTCCGATTATGGAAGAAAAGTATATGACAGACCAGATTGCTCTTGATATCAGAAAAGCGGTATGCGCTATGTCGGAACTAATGAAGCAGGGCGAAACAATTGGAGTCGGGATCAGCTCTGAAAGCAACGATGGCTATTCAGTTAGTTACTCGCAGAATGCTACAAAAGAGATGCAAAACCGGATGAAAAACGCAGCCAGTAAGTATCTTGCTGACAGTGGTCTCCTCTATCGTGGAGGAGGTGCGTGGCATGATAACTGACAGCAACATTACGATTTTCAACAGGCGGCGCAACGACGCAGGAACAGAAGTCCTAACCCCGACAGTAATCAAGAACTGCACTTGGTATTACAAGCACATCGTTTCCGGTTCGGAGATGATGGATAATGCTGATGAATACAGCGTGAGGATCCCAATTGATGCAGAATTCCAGGACGGAAGAACCTATGTTGGCCCGAATGAATACAGCGAGATGAATGATGAAGAAGCTGCAAATCACTGGACGATTCAGAAGAACGATCTTGTAGTAAGAGGGGAGTTTGGAGATACAATCCAGCAGCAGTCAGTAATCACAAGTCAGACTGATGATTGCTTCATAGTAAGCACATTCGGGAATAACACATGGCGTGGCAGCCCAAGAGTCAAGCATTGGAGGGTAGGTGGTAGCTAATGGCAGGACATGAAATCAAGACACCGAGAGGAAGCATCAGCATCGGTAAAGGAGGAATGGCAGAACTGACATGGAACCCAGGCTTCGGTCCGAAGTACACCGGAGTATTCAACAGGCTACAGGCTTATGTTGACAGCGAGGTTCTCAGATACTGCTCGCCTCTTGTGCCGTTTCAGACTGGTACGCTGGAGCATTCCGGCACGCTCGGAACGGAGGTAGGAAGTGGACTTGTCGAGTACATAGCACCGTACTCAGCTCACCAGTATTATGACACGGCAGATACAAGACCGTATGACCCCAACAGGGGAGCTCACTGGTTTGAGCGAATGAAAGCTGCCCACAAGAAGGACATAGAATCTGGATTGCAAAAGATGATGTAGGAGGAAGCGAGTATGGATTCCATTATTCAAGGAGTTGTGAACTATGTTACACAGTGTCCGCTCCTCAAAAACGGCTTGATAAGAGTTGACAGTCTCGGCTCCAAGCCAGTCGAGTATGTAGTGGAAGTCCTCCCTGCAAACCCGATAGTCCAGACTTATATCAACGGAGATACGATCAGGCAGTATCTGTTCGCAATAGGCAGCAGAGAATACTATGCGCTGGATATGATTCAGAACATGGAGAACTCTGAGTTTTATGAGCAACTGCAGGAATGGTTTGAACAGCAGAATGCCTGTGAAGTCTTCCCCGATATAGGCGAGGACAAAGAAGTACAAAAGATTGAACTGGTAACCTCCGGATTCTTGTTTGCTACCGACCGCAAGACGGCCCGGTATCAGATACAGTTCCGGATAGTATATTTCAAGGAGGCAATAAAATGAGTTCAAGAACAGCAATGTTAAGAAACAAGATCGCCGACTATATCAAGATCGGCGAGGCTTATGAGCTTTGCGGAATCGGCTTCACACAGTTGAACGAATCTCCTGGAGCTCAGACAGACAGCACGACCTACATCAATGAGGTTACGACAAGTACAGATATCACAGGATATGAGACAGAGTTCGAGTTCGAATCCGACCTCATTCCTTCACAGAAAGCCGTTCTGGCTCTGTACAATGTCGGCAGAAACCATCTGACAGGCGAGAACGCACAGTTCCAGTATGTCCGTGTTGACGTATGGAATCCTGTAGGGGAGCCCGACACTTCTGTAGCAGAGTACAAGGCTCGTCTGTTCACAGTAGCCTGCGAGGTTTCTGATGTAGAGGGCGATGGCGGCGAGAAGATTTCTGTATCCGGTAATCTCCATGCAATCGGAGATCCTGTACAGGGTAAGTTCGATGTCATCAGCGGACAGTTCACAGCTGGCGATTTCGTTGGCAAGTATGACGAAGGCGAGCCTACTGTAACTCCTAGCGTGACTCTCGATAAGGAGACAGCATCCATTGAGGTTGCTGGCACAGTACAGCTCGTTGCAACTGTAGTTCCTGCTGGAACAGAAGTTACATGGAGCACAAGCAACGGAGAGGTTGCTACAGTAGCCGCAGGCACCGTAACTGGTGTGGCAGCTGGTACAGCAACAATCACCGCTACGATCACGGTCGATGGTGTTACCAAGACCGCTACCTGCGAGGTTACGGTTACAGAGTAATCTGACCACGCAGAAACAGCTGTATAGTACAGGAGACAGGGGCAGAGCAGATTCGGCTGCCCCTGTTTTTATTATGATGAATCGACCAGGAGGTTAAGAAATGAACATCGAAATTAACGGAGTTTTACTTGAGTGCAATTTTACAGATGCAGATTTTACAGAGTTGTTTGAGAATGCAACCAAAGAAATGCAGGATAGCGTGGTAGAAGTTCAGCAGAACAAGAACGGCATGTCGAATGCCGAGGGAATGAGAAAGGTATGTGCCATCGTTAACGCATACTTTGATGGAATTTTTGGAGCTGGAACAGCTGACAGTTTGTTCCAGGGGAAGAATGATATGTTCGACCATCTGAAAGCTGTCGAAGTGGTAACAGAAGCACAGAAAGAATCCAACAAGGAGTTTGCTGACTTCACAAACAAGTATATTCAGAAAGCAAAGGCAGAGCAGCAGAGACAGCAGTCCCAGATCAAGGGAATGCAGGGGCACCTGCCTAAACAGATAAAGTAATCTATGAACATTCTCTTTGGAGGCTTGCCCGAAGAAGTAGAAATACACGGAGAGCAGATTCCGATCAACTCTGACTTCCGCACAGGAATTTTGTTTGAGGAGATGGTCCTTGATAACAGCCTGTCGGATGAAGAGAGGATAGAAACCGCTCTTCGTTTGTATTTTGGAGACGAAGTTCAGTTCATCGGAGCGAGCGCTATACAGGAAGCTATTTCTGCAATCCTGTGGTTTTACAGATGTGGCGATGAAGCACCGGATGAAAAGGACAAGAATAAAGCAAAGCCCCCAGTCTTTTCGTATGAACATGATGCACCGCACATCTACGAAGCATTCCTATCTGCATTTAAGATTGACCTCACGCATGAAAAACTCCACTGGTGGCAATTCAGAGCACTGTTCGGCTCTTTGCCAGAGGACTGTATGTTTATGAAGATCGTGGGCTACAGGGCTATGAAAATCCCTGCAAAAATGCCCAAAGAACAGAAAGAGTTCTACCAGAAGATGAAAAAGCTTCATGAACTGCCTCTGCCAAAGGAAGAACAGCAGTTGAACAAGGATCTGATACAGGCGTTGACAACAGGAGAGGGTCTGCAAGACTTGCTCGGTTTGAAAACGGCTGAGGAATCTAACAACCAGTGAGGTAGATTATGGCAGGAGTAGACGGAACCTTAAAATTTGATACCAAGCTCGACTCGTCTGGGTTTGAGGGAGGCTTGTCAAAGCTATCCGGTTTAGCCGGAAAGAGTCTTGGCCTTGTATCAAAAACAATGGCAGCGGCAGGAGCTGCAGCCACAGCATTCGGCGCATCCGCTATCAAGGCGGGCGGCGAATTTGAATCCGGCATGTCGAAAGTAAGCGCAATAGCCGGGGACAAGCTTGAACAGCCTATGGAAAACATGAATCAGCTGGCAGAACAGCTCGGAGTTTCCTTTGAGGCAGGAGCAACTCAGTCCCAGAAAGCATTGCAGCTGATAGAGGCGCAGGCACTCAGCTGTGCATCTACATCGACATTTACTGCCGGACAGGCAGCAGAAGCACTCACGTACATGGGTATGGCAGGTTGGGGTGCTTCGCAGATGATAGGCGGTCTTCCCGGAATCATGAGTCTCGCAGAGGCATCTGGAGAGGATCTTGCAACAACCTCTGACATCGTAACAGATGCAATGACCGCATTTGGTCTTGTGGCAGGCGAAACAAGCAAGTCTGTCAGAGGAGGACTTGACGGAGTAGAAAAGGAGCTGGAGAACACCACAAGGTTTGTTGATGTTCTGTCCCAGGCATCCTCTTCTTCGAACACGAATGTCGCCCTTATGGGTGAAACATTCAAGTATGTAGCACCAACAGCTGGAGCATTAGGCTTCCAGATTGAAGATACAGCATGGGCTATCGGTCTGATGGCTAACCAGGGTATCAAAGGCAGTATGGCAGGTACTGCGCTTCGTAATGTCTTCACAAGAATGGCGAAGCCGACAAAAGAGTCAGCTATGGCGATGGAAAGACTCAATCTTTCCCTTACCGATGAGGCTGGCAATATGCGTTCGCTGCAAGACATCATGGTTGATATGAGAGCTGGCTTCGAGAATTTGACTGCTGCTGAAAAAGCACAGGTTGCAGCACAGCTCGCAGGACAGCAGGGCATGTCCGGACTTCTTGCCATTGTTAATTCCAGTGAGGAAGATTTCATGTCCCTTGGTAATGCAATCTACGATTGCGAGGGAAGAACAGAAGACATGGCAGAGGAGATGAAAGACAACCTGCCTATGGCTGTTGAAATGGCAAAGTCAGCCCTGGATATCTTGAAAGTAACCATGTATCAGAGCATACAGACTCCTGCAAAGGATGCGGTTAAGGCTCTGTCCGAGATGATCAACGGAATGACAGATGCTTTTAAAGCCGGAGGATTTGACGGCCTTGCGGCAGAAGCAGGAAAGTCTCTCGGCAATATAGCCCTGTATGCAATGCAGCAAGCACCAAAATTGATTAAGGTCGCAACCGGAATGATTCATGCATTCTGTGAAACGATCAAGAATCCCCCGGCAGAAATGCAGTCAGCAGCTGGAGAGCTGGTACAAGCACTTGTAGAAGGTATTGCTTCATGCTCTGGAGATCTGTTATCTGCTGGAATTGTTCTCCTGCGCATGCTCTTAGAGGGAGTGTCAAATAACTCTACAGAGGTAGGAGAAGCTATCGGCGAAGCCATAGGTATGATTGTGCAGGCGGTAAAAGATAACGGGCCTGCAATACTGGCGGCTGGTGTCGAAATTGTCAAAGGCATCATTGCCGGCATTAAGAAGACCAATCCACAGCTTTTTGCCGTCTTGGCTGCCCTTTTTGGAGGTAAGGCACTTATCTCTATAGGTGGAGGAATAACAAGCCTCCTTGGGCTTATAGCGAAGCTAAAAGGTGGTCTGGGTGGTCTTGCCGGACTCACCGGAGGAATAACTGCATTCGGAGGAACCGTGCAGAAAGTCGGCACAGCACTTCTCGCAGCCGGAGCTGGATTTGCTCTCGCAGCAGCAGGAATGTTGATGCTCGCATCGGCAGCCTCAATGATAGTTACTTTCGGACCCGAAGCAGGCGCAGCAATGACTCTTATGGTCGTAGGCATCGGTGCTTTACTGGCGATAGCGGGATTGTTAGCCCCTCAGTTGCAAAGTGCCTCTTCTGGGCTTGTAGCGTTTGGAGCGGCTATCCTTATGGCATCTGCCGGAATGGCTCTTATGTCATATGCGGCAGTCCAGATCGCACAGGCTGGACCTATGGCAATGGCAGGACTTGCTGTAATGACCGCAGGAATGATAGCCATGCTTGCAATAGCAGCAGCCCTCGGCCCACAGTTAACAGCTGGAGCTGTCGGACTCGTAGCATTCGGTGCTGCAATTTTGCTTGCTTCCGCAGGAATGGCGGTAATGGCTATGGCAGCAACCCAGGTTGCGGCGGCTGGCCCGCTTGCTCTCGGAGCATTGATAGCAATGGAAGTAGGCATAATCGCCATGATGGCGGCAGTAGCCTTGCTAGGACCGATGCTCACAGCAGCATCAGTAGGAATAATTGCATTCGGCGCAGGAATACTTCTTGCAGCCGCAGGAGTATATGTTCTCGTTCAAGCAGCAATCCAGTTATCAACAGCTGGAGCACCAGCAGCGATAGCATTGGCAGCATTGAGCGCAGGACTCATAGCATTTGGAGCGGTAGCAGGTCTACTTGCTCCTGTTTTATTGCCCGGTGCGGCAGCGATAGCAGCACTTGGTGCAGCATTACTTGTAGTATCAACGGCGGCAGTGGTAGGAGGGGCAGCCCTCATGATCGTAACCTCGTGCCTGCCTCAGTTGTGTGCATATGGAGCACAAGGAGCAGTTGCAATAGCACAGCTCGGAGCAGGAATGCTTGCATTCTCTGCAGGAGCAGCGGCAGCTGGTTTAGCCGCAGCAGCGGCAGCAATACCGATAGCGGCACTTGCAGTAGGAATGGTTACTCTTGGAGCTGGATTTACAGCAGTATCAGCCGCAGCATTGCTCGGAGCGGCAGCTCTTAAGGTGATAGCATCCACGCTTCCGATGATCACAACTCATGGTACGGCATCAGCCACAGCTATTGTTGCACTTGGCGCAGCCCTCGGAGTATTTGCCGCAGGAGCAGCCACAGCCGGAGCAGGAGCAGGAGTTGCAGCAGCTGGATTCGGAGCTATGGCTTTAGCGGCAGCGGCAGCTGACCTTGCATTTGCTCCGCTTGCAGTAGAGATGACCGCCTGCTCTGCATCTGTAGCCGTAATAGCTGCATCTGCAACTACAGCAGCAACCGGAATACAGAGCTTGTCAACAGCATCAGCAGGAATCGTTCTTGCTATGGGCAAGATGGCACTCGCATTCCCTCCTGTTGCGGCGGCGATTACACCGTTTGCGGCGGCGGCAGCAGCTGCATCTGTAGCCAATACCACACTCGCAGCATCAAGCGGAGCAGCAGCCATAGCAGTAGGACTTGAATCTGCGGCGGCAATAGCCCTTGGAACGGCAATGATTGGTGCAGCTCTCGGCATGACTCAGTTCAAAACAGCATCATTCGGAATGGATGCTGCATCACAAAGAATAGCGACAGCGTTCCAGCTTCTTGCCGGTTCTGCGCCTGCATTCGGAGCAGCCATTATTGCAATAGTCGGACCGTTCACGGCAGTAAGTGCGGCAGCCGTAGCAATGGCAGGATCATTGATGTCAACCCAGACATCATTTGTAATGCTGAACACGCTGCTTGCTGGAGCGAATATCCAGATGATGATGTTCAGCACCACCACGATGACTGCCATGAATACTGTCAAGACCACAGTAACGACCTCGCTCAATCAGATATGCACACAGTCCATAACAAGATTGAATGCTCTGAGAGGGCAGGTAACGGTGGTCCTTGCATCTATAGCAACAACCACACAGGCCAAGATGCTACAGATCAGAACGAATGCGGTGAATGCCGTAATCACAATGATTAACCAGATAAACAGCCAGTTACAGAGACTCCCTGGGCTGATGTACACCCAGCTTACAGCTGCAGCCAACAAGGTAGACACCTGGAGAGTATTGCTTGCTCAGAAAGGAGCAGCAGCTGCACAGGCATTATCGAATGCGGTAATCTCCGGACTCAGCGGTCTTGCTGGGCAGATGCAAAGCGTAGGCGTGAACATCGTCAATGGTCTCTGGAATGGCATGAGTAGTCGCTGGGGATGGTTGGAAGACCAGGCCAGAAAGAAAGCCCAAAGCCTCATATCCGCAATGGAAAGCGAGCTGAAAATCGGCTCTCCGTCCAAAGTGGCTGCAAAGAGAATAGGCCAGT